GTGTAAGAGCCGAAGCCTTGACGCGTAGTAGTCCGAACGGAACTCATCAAGTTGCCAGAGCGACGGTTAGGCGGCGTGCCTTCACCGCCGATATGCCCTTTAGGTACCCAACTGTTGCCGCTTCTGACGTGCGGATTGTTGTTTAGGGTCGTTTTGACTTCACGCTCAACCGCTAAACCAACTTGACCTATAGCGTAGCGAGCGGCCATTTCAGCCCGGTCACCAGTAATAGCGATTCCGGCTAAGACTTCATTCAGGTTAGTAATCTTGAACGTGAAGTCATCAGCCACTTGATTTCTCCGCTCTGACTTCCGCTTCAATACGCATAATGTTCAATAACCAGTCTATCAAGTACGCCGGTTGTTCATCAGTTTGCTTAGGCGTCCAACCAAACTCGCGCGCTAACAGAAAATACTTGTATTCTTCGTCCGGATATTCGAGGTCTGCGTGACGTTCGTGTCCGGCTAGAACAGATTTTAGGCGTTGGAGTTTGGCGTAGCCGCTTTTGGGTCGGTGTCTTTACCTAGCGGCTGTGTTAGGTCAGGGAACAATACAGCCTGCGCTGATTCGGCTTCTTTGACCAAAAGGTCGTAGTCAGGGATATCTAGTTCGCCTAGCATTTCGATTTTGACACTAGGGATAATAAGGTCGAATGACCATTCTTCAATCAGGATAGCGATTAGCGTATCCATAATGTCCATACCGTTGCCGTTAGCACCAGCGTTGAAGATTTTAGCGCGGTCTTTTTGCTTCAGCGTCTTTGGGTCACGTAGTGTTGCGGTCTGCCCTGATGGCAGGTTGATGATTCTTGACATAGTTTTACCTTCCGTTTTGCCTTCCTAAAGTATAAGTGATGAGGCCCGCCGGGGGGAAGGCTGTCCACGCTATTGCGGGCCTCACCACAACTTATTTACTGGTAAGTGCCTGAAGCGATTGCGTTCTGGAATACCCACTTGATAGGTGAGTATCCGCCTGAAGCACCTGCGTCGGTGGTGTTTGAGATACCAGTAAGGTCTACTGCGACTTCAACGAAGTCTTTTGAGCGGTCAATAACAGCGGCGGTGTATGCACCCTTAGTTAGTGTCGCCTGAATCTGTGTCGCTGAAGCACCTGTACCAGCAGCCCAGTTGAGGACAATAGCCGGCTGAGTGTTGGTCAGGAAGCGAGTCAGTTCGGTGTCATTTTCCATAACAAACTTGAACTGGCCCTTCACTTCTAGCGCACCCAAGAACACGTTGTAAGGGTTCTGAGTGTTGCCGATACCGTAAACAGGTGTGACTGGGCGGGTCATTGTGATTGAACCCTCGGTCGCGGTTGCAACGGTCGAACCACCGATTGAAACAGTTGCTTGCCAAACTGGTGTCGCTGTCACAGTTGAGAATGACGGTGTCGGAGTCGCTGCTGCGGCTGAAGCCCAACCAGTGGACTTAGCGTCGTAATCTAGTAGGCCCTCTGACGAGAATGTCAAGGTGAAGTCGTGAAGTGACTGACCGGCGTATGCGCGCACGTTGGCTGCGTAAAAGTCGGTGAAAGTAAACGAAGTCGGCTGCGCGTCCGCTGCGGCTACCGCAGAGTTCTTTAGGCTAACTGTGTGAGTATACGGTGCAGAGGCTCCTACGGTCGCCACAGAGCCTAATAGACCCGCTACTGCCCAAGGCAGGGTGTCAGCGAATACCGGTCCACCGAACTCTACGTTTGAACGCGTACGGCCCGGAATGTAGGCGTAGTCTTTGACGATTGAGCCGCGTAGTCCTTCGTCCATTAGCGGGTCAATGATGTCCATAGCCTTTAGTTTGCCTACCGACACCGGGATAAACGCACTAGGTACTACTGCGGTTCCCTCGGTGACTTCTTTAGCGACTCCGAGATAGGAGCGTACTGAATTTTGAACTGCCATTTTTGTTTTCTCCTATTGGTTAGGCTGACGGGGTCGCAACCGCGTCAAGCGCGTCGGATTCTGCATTATCAGAAGTGTTTTCAACGGCCTGTGGCTCGGTTGCGGTGTCTTCCGAAACTTTTGTTGCGGTTGCGATTTTGGTAGCCTTCTTGCCGGTCGCCGCTACAACATTGTGTGCTGTAAAGCCTTCCGGTGCTTCAAAAGTGTCACCGTAGTTTACGGTCACACCAATACTTGGGAACACTAGTTCCTGTTCGCCTTCGTAAGTGAATAGCGGCATACTAACTCCGAATCATTTGTGTCACGTCGAAAGCGATACCGGCCCAAGTTTCGACCGCACCACCTTCGTTGGTTTTTGGCTCACCGTATGTCACAGAGATATCCGGTTCTGCCGCTTGCCAGATTATGTCACCATCTGTCTGTCCTAGTCTATGCCCACCCGCACGTAAACGGTCTTTTATGCCGTCAATAATTGCGTCGAACGCGTCCATAGCAGGTTGCGCGTAGTTCTCCATAGAGTGAAAGAATACCTGAAATTCTACGGCGTAATCAACACGCTTCCAACCGTCATTAGCACCGCCGACGGCGATACGGCCTTCGGTTTCTGCTTGAATAAACACAACACCTGCGGCGCGATTAGCAGTGCCGGGTGCGGCGTTTTCTTGAAAGTTGATGCGCTTAGGGAATGAGGTAAACACTTGGTTCAGGTTGGGGATATTGGCCCCGGCTACCCAAGTTGCTACCGCGTTGCGTACTTGTTGTCTGCTCATTATCTGATTCGCTTGAAAGGCTTTAGTAGGTCTTTGGCTACGGCGACGTCATTACCGAAAACTGAGTTAGGGGCAATTTGGCCTGAAACGATACTGGTCGCACCCATAATCAGGGACGCGTCGCCACGGATTTTGAGGAACGCGCTGGTCATTAGGATACACGCTTGTTTGATAGCGGCTGGTAGGGCTGACACGCTCACGCCGACTGCGTGTGTGTAAGCAAGTGGGCTAACTAGCGGGATTGTGTTGGTGTCAAAGTTATAGTTTGAGGCGACAGTCACGCGTTCAGTATTAGCACCGTCATAAATTGTCAGTTGCTCACCGGCTACAACGCCTGTGCCATCAACGACTAGCAGAACGCTTGACCCGGCTGAAGCAAGAGTAGCAATAGTGCTGTTAGCGTACCCGTTTACGTAAGAGTATTTGATGTAAGTTTCAACGCGACTTGAACCCGGTAGGCCGAATGAGAGCGGCCCTTGGCTTGATACGCTTTGCGGCATACTCGCATAAGGGAAGATTACTTCTTGTTCCTCTAGCCAAGCCATTGAAGGGTCCGGCGCGGTCACTAAAGAATTAGGTGTGTAGCCGTATTGTAGGTCAGTCAAGGCGACAACAGGGAAGTATTTAGGGTGGAAGCGTAGAGTTCCGTCTTGGCGGATACGGACGCGTTGCTGTTCAACGTCGTTAGTCGCGCCGATAATCTGATTACATTCTTGGTCAATCCAAGATGAAGCGCGCAAAATAGCATTGCTAAGTTCGGCGTCTTGCGCGGCCTGATTACCGCCGACAACTAAGTTGCCGTAGTCTAGCGCGGTAGGTGCGTTCTTGAACTCGGTCAGCGTCAGATAAGGCTGAGTCATCTGGCGGCTAATTGGGCTAATAGCGTTAGCCATTGTCTTTACCACACTTTCCACAAATCTTGAACAAACTATTGTGACCACATTCGCAAGGCCAAGCGTTTTGTGACCGTATACCGGCAAACTCACCGGCTTGAAAGAACCCTTCCGCCTTGGCTTGCGCGGCGTGGCGGTTGTTTTCTATGTTGATGAAGCCTTTTGAATCAGCGTTGTATTTCTTGGTACCTGATTCGCTTGTGACGTCAATACCTTTGACCCCGGTAGGGCCTACGAGTCTTGCCATTTTGTTTCTACCTTCCTAGAGAAGAAGGTGGGGTCACCGAAGCAACCCCACCTTCCGACATACCTAGTCTATTACGCTGACTTGATACCTGTAACGATACCGTTCCAAGCAGGTGCGTATCCAACGAATCCACCACGGAAGTATGTGGAGAAGTCGTATGAGAACTGGGTGACAGGCCACTGCATACCCATGTAGTCCTGCACGTTTACCGCTGCCCAAACGTCCGAAACTTCGGTGTCTGGAATTGGTAGTGTGTATGACATTACTGGGGCAACACCCTGTGGCAACCACGGGTGGACGGTTAGGTCCACTAGTTTGCCAGTCACTTCGTTGTATAGACCACCGATTACGGCTCCACCAACATAGTCGCCTGAGTCAGTCTGAGTCAGGTTTAGACGGTAGTTAGCGGTTGAGCCACTCTTGATTGAGTCTGACAACTGCTTGCGGTCTGCACCGTTCAAGAAAATCTCGTCTGGGTCAGCCTTCACGTTGTTGTAAAGGGTTGAGAAGATGTTCTGGAACTCTACACCCGGGTTAGATGTTGAGAAGGTTGCGTTGATGTTGTTCACAGCACCGCCGTTGGCGATAATCTGCGGAATGATACCGTCGTAACCAGTTGCGTAAGCAGAGGTGTCAGCCACAACAGTTGAAGCAGCGATACCGGTAGTGCTGAACACTAGGTTGTCGCCAGTTGTAGTTGTTGAGGTTGGACCCTGAAGGGTTCCGGTAGTACCAGCGATACGACCAACGTACTTAGCGTTAGCAGCACCAGAAGCAGTACCGACGTATACGCGGTAGCCTAGCGCACCTGAAACAGCAGTCACAGAGATGTTAATCAACTGTGATGTTGTTGCCTGTGACGCTACGGTTGAAAGAACTGACTGACCGAATGCGCCGGCGTCTGAAGTGACGTAAACGTAGTAGGTGTTGTTTGCTAGTGCAACCTGACCGGTTCCTGCTGAAGCAGCAGTTAGAGTCACAGTTGGAGCAGCAAGCGCACCTGATAGGCCTGACGCGGTTCCACGAGCCATAAGCATCATTCTTTCTTCCATCAGCATTGTTGCGTAAAGGGTAGAAGTTGATGACAACTGGCGTAGGTCCTGATATCCCAAACCTGAGAAGTTGGCGTCGAATGACACGCTGTCGCTCAGTGAGTATGAGAAGTAAGGGAAGATTGCGTCTTCAGCGGTGTATGAGATTTTTGGTCCGCGCTCGTAAGCGATTGAACCAAAAGTTTCGGTGCTTGACTCTGTCACACCCGGCCAGATGTTTCCCTGACCGCCTGTACCAGTACCGGTGTATCCGGTGATTCGCTTGATGCGGTGTGAAGTACCGACACCCTTCTTACGTGCAATCTTGTTACGGATTGGGGTAGGACGAGGTGTTAGCAACTTAGCCGGTGCCTCTAGGTCGAACGCCGCGAACGAGGTTGATAGAGGTGAGGTAAGTGTGATGTCCTTGATGATGTCCGCGGTTGCGGTGCGCTGTGCTGCTAGTGCAGAGTTTAGCGCGCCTACTGCGTCAGCAGAAAGTGATTTGTTTGCGATTAGGTTCTCAATAGCAACGTCAGCAGATACAGATGGAGCCTGTCCCGGCTGTGTTGAAGGGTTTGAGAATGACTTGTTTAGTTCGCCCTGAAACTCCTCGAAACGCTCTGCCTGCTGCTTAGCAGATAGCGCGTCACCGAAAAGGTCAGAAGCCTTAGGTGCTTCAGCCATTAGTTGGCTTCCTTTCTTGCGGCTTCAGCCGCTTTAAGTTTGAAGTCCCCAGCAAGTTCACGGTATCCGGCGGCAAGAGTCTTGTCGGCGGTTAGCGCGGCTTTCTGAAGGTACTCTGCTGATTTCTGAATTAGTTCAGATTCAGCAAGTGTGTTGGATTTGGTTAGTGACGCGCGCTTAGGCCCGCCAGTAGCCGCCTTGGTTAGAGCGGTTGCTAGTTCTTCTTCCAACTGGACTGCCTTTGATAGAGCCGCCTCTTGCGCGGATTTCAGGGCTGCGATTTCAGTTGATACTGCTTCTCTAGCGGTTGTGACCGCCTTTTCTACGATGGCGGCGATTTCGTCGTCAGTCGCTTCCAAGTTTGATTCAGCCGGTGCGTCTTCCGCTACTTCGGCTTCTGGTTCTGCGTCGGCGTTCTTGCCCATATCGCATTTGCACATATCTGCGGCTTTGCCACACTTTTCACAGATGTCGCCTTCAGCGGCCATCATCATCATTTCTTCGGTTTCGCCCATAACGGTTTCACCTAGTTCGCCTTCTGAACCTTCGCCCTCGTACCAGCGGAACAAGTGCTTTACGGCATTCAATAGTTCGTCTAGGGATAGGCGTTCGTCGTCGCCGGTTTTCATTTCGTTGGCTTCAACAATAATCAGTTCGGCTAAGGCCGCACGTGCGCGGTCGAAAGTTGCTTTATCGAACTTGTTTAGGGTTCCGTAAAGCGACTTAGCAGCGTTCACGATTTCGGCTTCCGGGGTGATGACTTCTTCAGCCGCAACTTCCTCGGTTGCTACTTCTTCAACGACTGTTTCTTCCGCGGCTACTTCAGCCGCTAATTCTTCAGCCGGTGTTTCTACAACTTCGGCTACGATTTCTTCTGCCACAATGTCCCCTTCTACGGATTCTTCTACTTTAGCAGCCTCAACTGATTTGAAGGCTTCCGCCGGTGTTGGGATACTGGTTTGTCTTACGGCTTGCAATGCTCCGCCGTCTACTGCTTTAGCGATAACCATTTTAGCGTTCGGGTTAGCCGGACGGTCCACTACTGACACTTCAACGATTTGACCGCCAACAATACGACCGCCGGCTGCTTTCTGGTCACGAATAACGCGTGGGCCACGGATACCGATACTGAATCCTTTTAGGACACCGGTTTCAACTTTCTTGACCGATACCGGGTCTACGATTAGCGCGGTGATGTAGTGACCGTCAGCCTTTGACTCGTAGTCGGTTGCTACACCGGCAGCGATGTTGCTGTGCTGCTCACGAATGTTGCCGCCTGAAGTGAACCAGTCTGGCATTGCTTCTTTGAGCCAAGTTTCGTCACAGATTTGCTGGTCAATGTCAATAGCGTCGTCAGTTGCTTTGCCGTAAACCTTTAGGGTTCCGTCGGCTTGTTTCTCTGACTTGATAATGCCCGCGTATGAGTATGCGAGTTCTAGGTTCATAGTCTTTTCCTTAGCGTTGTTTTCATTATTTATTCTATTGGCCCAAGAGCGTCCAGCGTCGCCGCCCCATAGTAGCCAAGCGATATAACCGGCGGAGTCTACACCCCAACCTTCGCCCTTTTTGTCTACTTCGTGTCTGGCGAAGTATGAAACCATACGGCGGATAGTTTCTATCGGTAATGATTTGCCGTTTGATAAATCTCTTGCGCGGGCTACGCCTACTTCAGTTCCGCCACGTCCGTATTTGTCGCGTAGTTCTAAACCGCGTTTAGCGTTAGCGCGTACTTGTTGGGGTGGTGAGAAACTGTCAGCCATTTTAGCCTGAGTAGACGACTGAAATTGCTCCGGCTGCTGACGCTGCTGCTGATATGACCCAAAGGGTATCGCCACCGTTTAGCCATATTTGTTGGCTTGTGCCGTTAGCGATTGAGTTCCCGCGTGTTGCCCCTGAAGCAGCGACGGTTGAATCGCCAACGAAGATAGCGGCTGAGTGACCGTTATAGATTTGAACAGCAACATAATCTAAGCCGGTAGGGATTTGAAGAAGCGGTGTCGCAGTTGTCTGTGACTGTGCGTTGATGTGTCTTAGGGCCATTGTTATTTCTCCTCAACAAGCCATACTTGGGCTGTCGGGTGTCCGAGCAACCATTGAGCCATAAGTCTGTGATGACCGTCAACAATTATCTTGTCGCCGTTTTTGACTACTACTAAAGCATAATGCCCGTTTGTGTTTAGTGCTTTGGTTGTTATGTGTCGTTCAACGGTTTTGCGGGACAGGTTAGGGTCTGTGCCTAAGAGTTCGTCGAGGTTCACAACTGTTAGGGTTGGTGCTTTGAACCGGTCTGATTCGTAAGGCATAGCGTCGCTGGTTTGCCAAGGTGATTGAACGAAGCGTTCCGGCTGGTCAAGGTTTGACCCCGTAGGGCTAGGTAGTAGGTCTAGGCGTGATAGTGCGCGGCTGTCGGCTCCCGCTGATTTATTCTTTGAACCGTATTGACGTTTGTATTCTGCTTCCGCTTGTGCGTCACCTTGCACCATCAGGGTAATCAACATATCTTCGGGCATAGTTGTATAATCGTCTAAACTGCGTAAATCCATTACTTCGTCCAAGGTAGCCGCCTTTCACTTGTCGCTAGGTTCAAGTATTCTTCGTACGACAATTCCCAACCATATTGTTTAGCAAACGCTTGAACTAAAGGATTAGCCCGGTCGCCAAAAACCCATTCGGCGAAGATTTCTGCGTAGGCTTCTATAGGGTTAGTTTTTCCATACGGTGAAAATAATTCTGGGTATTTACGACGCATAGCGCCGTTAAATTTACCCATAATGTCGCGGTTTGAAGGGCTGTCAGTCATATGCCCCATTTCGTGAGCGAAAGTATAAGTCCAAGGGTCCACCGTTTTAGCCGCACCCATAAATGACGCGGTGCTTTCTCCTCGATTTTGGTACTTAGGGTTCGGGTAAAGAGTGTCTGAGCCTAAGTAAGTAAATGCGAACTGAGTGCCTTTGGCGCTTTCCTCGTTAATGCTGATATACATAGGCCGTACTTTGCCTTCAGGTGTCAATTTACGCCACGCTGGTAAACGTTCCCACGTGTCATTGAAAACCGTACCTAGTTGTTTCAACCATTCGTTTTTGATTGCGTGAACTTTTGCTGTATCTTGACGGACGACTATAAAATGGTCGCCGTTGCTGTAAAAATTGCGTTTTTCCGCAAACCTTTTTAGGGTTTCAGTAAACATTTCTGGTGTGACAGACGCTGCAAGAACGGTGTTATCAAGTTTGTGTTGGATAAAGTCTGTGGCTTCAACAGGAACAAACGTTTTGGGGCTGCCTGGTGATGATTCACTCATACCTGCTACTGGTTCAAGTGCCGGTGCTTCGCCGTCCATAATTGCTTGGGCAAACTCCTCATCAGTCATCTCTGGGCCTTCATCAACTACTGGCAGGATTGTGCAGCGGCAGTTCGGGTGAGCCGGCGGCTGACTGTCACCTGATTGGAACATTTGCCCAATAGGTATAGGGCCTTGTGCTTCATTCGCCGGGCAGATGTCGCAAACACCGGTGTCAATAGCCAACCATTCCACCTTTTCGACACCAAACGAGTTGTAGTTGTTGACGGTTGAAGTATTCAAGCCGCGACTCATTTCAGTCACTGCAATAGTGGTGGCGCGTGAGGCGTCTGTGACTACGCGGCTAGTGATTTGGTCTTTCAGTAGGTTGCGGGCTAGGTCTGTGTAGGCTTTACCGCTCTCTAAGGAATCTGCTAGGAGAGTTCCTACTCTGTCAAGAGTTGTATCGTTCATACCCTTGATACCGGCGCGACCTGTTTCAAGCAACTGAGCGAACGCACCTGATGGTCTGACGAGTTGCGCGGCGGCACGGTTTCCCGGCTTCCACGTGTCCCAATTAGTGTTCAAGGCAATGTTCAGGTCTTTGGCTGACGGTGCTGCCTTCTTGATACCTAGTTGAGCGTGAGCGTAAGCGGCTGTTGAAACATCACGACCCATAACCCAACCGGTTGCGTAAACGTGGTCTAGTGCGTCGCCTAAAGGTTTACGCGATACCGGAATGTTTTGCCTAGCCCAGTTGCGGGCCTCTGCCGCAGACACGACACCACCCGCCGGATACGCTTGCACCCAACGGTCAATAATGTCTTCTACGTCAATCGAACGAATGAACGCTGCCCTAATTGCGTCAGCGTGTTTTGCGGCCTGACGAAGTAGTAGCCCGTCTACTTCCTGCCAGAACTTCACGCTAGATAACGCTCCGCATACCATCTCGCGCCGTCAAAATCTTCTGCTTCAACAAACTTGTTTAGAGTTTCGCCGTAGGCAGTTGGGACGACGGTGAAGTCGAAAGTGTTGGTTGGTGATTTGCGTAGCCAACGAACAAACTGTCCGATTTCTTTCTTGATGGCTTTCTCTGCGGCTAATTCATCAGTCGCTTCAGGCGTAGACGCTTCAAGAGCCGGTTTCTCTACGACTGGAGTAGTGATTTCCGGTGTTTCAACTTCAGGGGCTTCTAGGGACGCTGACAGGTCGCCACCGACAGGCTTCAAACCTTCGTCTGTGATGAAGAATGTTCCGGCTGGTGTGACGATTAGCGGCTGGTCTGCTTCAGGTGCGCTTAGTAGCGGTTCACCTGACTTTGAGCGCATTTCGTTGATAGATAGTGAGCCGTTTTTAGCACGGATATCAAACTCACGAGCCATAGCCTCACCATCGTTGCGGTCGCTAGGCATAAACTTGAACTCTAACTCACGCGGCATACCTAAGTAGACGTAAGACAACTGGCTAATCATTTTGCCGACCCAGTTAGCCATAGGTACGAGGCCGATAACTTCTGATGACGCTGCTTCACCGGCCTGAATGCCTGACCCGCCTAAACCGGACTTGCTGTTCATACCGATTTCTGAAGGCTGAACGCCAAAGTGTCCACAGATAGCGGTCACAAGGTAGTCGTCTAGGGTGTCTTTGAACTTCTCGCCTTAGCCTTCAAGTTGGATAGGGTCTAGGCCCTGCGGCAGAATTGAGGCGCGTTTACGGTTCTCGGTCATACCTGATAGGTAATCGTTCAACACGTTCTCGTATGCTTTCAACTGGTCTGGGGTGAACACACCGTCAGACTTAAGGATTAGTTCCGGAATAACGCCGTCTGTGTATTCTGCGCGTATCCATTGCTGGCGGCGTAGGTAAATATCTGCTAGAGCAAGTGAACGCTCAACCGGGCTGTATCCGTAAACGGTGTTGGTGCGGCGGTTGCGTACTAGGTAAGACAACTCGTCACAAGTGAACTCACCGTCAGCCTCTACGCCTTCATCAGCCGCGCTGAACTCGCTACGTGGGAAGCCGTAAAGGATTTGCTGGAACGCTGGATACGGTGGGAGTGGTCGCATACCGCGGTCGTCCATTAGCGGTTTGATTGTTGAGCCGTCAAGAATCTGTAAACCGAGCAGGTCGCCCTTTACGTTCTTTTGAGGCCAGATAGCCCACGCGTCAAGAACAAGGATTTCTTCCGCCGCCATGTTGAGCCAGTCGGTAAACACCATTCCGTTGCTAACGTCTGGTACTTCCCAAAACTTGCGAGCGCGGTGAATCTCATCGCTGAACTTAGCCTTAGCCAACTCCATTGCGCGGGTGTAAGTCTTTTCACCTGATTCGGCCATAACCTTTTCAGCGGCGTCCGGTGCGAGTACGATGTCCCAGTCAAGGCCGATTAGTTTGTGCTTCATTACTTCAACACAACGGCGAATGATGTCAATTTGGTCGCCGGCTGCGCGTAGGGTCTTGAAAGGTACTAGGCGTGTTTCGGTGATGTTGATGTTTTGTGCTACTTGGTACTCATAGCGGCGTGGGTCTGGTCTGCCGTCCTCGCGTAGACGGTTGATGGCTCCCGGAACGATAGGGATACCCGGGTTGAATGGTACGTTGCCGGCTAACGGGTTGCGCGGTAGGCCAACGCTAGTCCCGTATTGGGTGAGGGCTTGGGTGAGTTGTGCTTCGCTAATTGGTGTAGCGATGGGTGAGGCTTTAGTTATTTGGTCGGCTACTCGCTTGGCGAAGTTGTCTAAGATTCCCATTACATAATCCTAATCGTTTAGGGCCGCGTGGCAAGACGGGCAATTCTTTGCGCTCATTGGTGCCGGCATACGACACGCCGGACAGAACTTAGCCAAAGCCGCTAATCCCATAATAGCCGACTGACCGGTCATAAGTTCGTGAACGGCCCAAACCATTGCGTCCATTCTGTCAGGTGAATCGCCTGAGTCTGGTGTCCAGTTGGTCATTTGGTCTTCTAGTTCCGGTAGCCCGCCGACGTGGTGAGCGCGAAATTGTTCGTAGAGTGCGGCGACTGGTTCGGCGCGGATAAGTTTGCCTCGGGTTGCGGTGACTTTACGATACGGAATTGTTGGGTCTATTTGCCGCAGGACGAGTTCAATCATATCGCCGCCGTTGTTGGTTTCACCTATGATTCGGTCGGCTTTGTAGTCGTGGTAGGCGCGTACTGCGACGCTGGCCCATTCTTGTGGTGTGCCGCGCATTGTTAGGTCTTTGAGAATGTAGTAGTGTCCGTCGCCTGCTATACCGGCTACGACGATTCCGGTCATATCAGAGTTTTCGCCGCTGGTCACAGCCGGGTCTATTGCTACGACTACGCGGGTGAGTGGTGGTTCTTTGTCTACGCGGGTTTGTTCTATTAGGTCGCGGGTCCATAGCGCACCTTCAACGTCGTCAATGATTTCGCCGTAAAGTTCTTGCCGGCCTAGTCGTGTGCCTTCGTACCGCGCGCGCATTTCGTCTAGGGCTGACGCTGAAAGGTTCGCTGAGTTGTCAAAGGTTGAGCCACGTATCACTACTACGTCTTCTCGTGCTGCTAGGGCCTTGATGATGGGTGTTGGGCGCGGTGTTGTTGTGATGACTGTTTGAGGGTGGTCGCCTAAACGAAGGCCGAAGCGGTACTGGTTGAATGCGTCGTCATTCTTGAATGACGCTAACTCATCGAACCAACCGCCGTGGAACTGTGGCCCGCGAAGTCGGTCTGATTCTTCACCTGGAAATAGATTGATACGGGATTTGTTGGTCAAGATAATTTCACCGTTTGAGCGGTTGTAGTTTTCTAATGAGCCGTAGTCCCTAAGAATGTTTACAACACCTGAAACACCTTCAGCGCAGGTATCTCTCGCGTCACCAAAAGTTGGGGCTACGATTGCCCAACGAGTGTCTGGGTGATAGGTGGCGTTCCACGCTAACCATTCAGCAGCGGTACGGGTTTTACCCCAACCGCGGCCCGCTAAGACTAGCCACGTGTTCCAGTCTTTACTCTCCGTCGGTACTTGTTCCGGCCTCGCTTGTTGCTTCGTCCAGTTCACGCGGCGCGCTGCTATCAAGGAGTTGGATAAGTCGTAGGATTTCGCTGTCGATGGTGTTGGGGTCATAAGTTGAGATTTCAGCCTTCACGTTTAGTTCCTTCGGTGCGTCTAGGCCTAGTAGTCGCGCGCGTCGGTCAATGATACGTAATACAGAGTCTACTGCTCGGGTGTCGCCGTTGAGGGCTTTAGTCCATACGCCCATTTGTAAACGGTCTAGGCGGTCTAGTTCCATATCGCGATATTCTTCAAGTTTTGGCCTGATGAGGCGGCCCGCAATACGTTGGTAAGCCTGATAAGCACCGCTGGCTGAAGCGTAGCCAACGCGTTCTGCTACTACCTGCCAAGTTGCCCCGGCGCGGCGTAGTTCGATTATCTTGTTTTCCCTGTCTAACTGTTCAGGTTCAGGGGCATTTTCACGGGCCATAGGTTCACATTACCTCAATGTAAGGGACGGGTTGGGTCATTCCTTCTTCCCAGAAGAAAAGTTGAGCGGGGCAACCTGCTAGGTGTAAGCCTTTGAGGACTTTCTTGTTGTCTTCGGTAAAGGTTGTTAGGCCGTAGTCGGTGATGATTGCGTTTTTGAAGTTCACTACGTTTTCGATACTGCGGCTGATTGGTAGTAGGTGGATTGCTTTTACTAAGTCTGGGTAGCGTTCGTATAGCCATTCGGTTGTGATGGCTCTTACGTCGTCTGTGTCTTTACGTGCTGAAATAGCGATGAACGGCTCTGTGGGGACTAAGAGCGGGCTGGCGGCTCGGTATTGGGTAATTAGACCGGCTTTATGGGCTTGGCGTTCAGGGCCGTTCATTCGGCCCCATTTCTTTTCCGACGGGAGGACTTTGGTTGTAAGTACGCCGTCTATGTCGTAGCCAATCACAGTCCAAGGCTTTCGTAGATTGGGTTTAGGTCTATGGTGGCTTGTTGCACTTGCCAACCGTGAAGTGTTTGGCGTTCTAAGGTACTCATTTTGAGTAGGCGGGCTAGGTCGTTGATTCCGTTGAGTTGGTGTGTCCAGTTAAGTGCGTTGTTGCCTACGGGTGCTGCTACTGGTATACCGGCGTTTAGTGCGTGGTATGCGCGGCCTGTTCGCCAACCGGTTTGTCCGTGTTTCTGGTCGTAGATGGCTAGGCAGGCGCGGTATTGGCGGTAGAAGTCTGGTCGGTCTTTTTGTTCTGGTGGTGTGACTAGGTTCAGGGTTGGGTCGTCCCATTCTTTGGCGCGTCCGGCTACGGTTATAGCACCTGATGTTAGGTAGGGTGCGAGTTGTTTGGTTCTGC